ATGACTAACCTTTAAAGGGAGATAACAATGGCGTTTCAAGTCAGCCCAGGAATCAATGTTTCCGAAATTGATCTTACAACTACTGTTCCAGCACTTGCGACTACTGTCGGAGGTTTTGGCGGAGTATTTCGTTGGGGACCAGTCGGAAAGTTCGTTCTTGTAGATTCAGAAAATACACTCGCAAATCGCTTCGGTAAACCGACCTCGGACAACTACGAAACGTTCTATACAGCAGCAAACTTCCTTTCTTATGGCAATGCTCTATATGTTTCGCGTGCTGCCAATACAACAGGTTTCTCTAATACAGCGACTGTTACTCTTAGTAGTAATACTACGCTTGCCACATCGAACGGCGCGGCTCTTGGCCTTACAGTTGGTAATCGCGTACAAGGCGATGGCATTCCAGATGATACCTTCGTTACGGCGGTTTCCAATACCACTACTACTATTTCGAGAGCAGCTACTACAAGCGCTTCTGCGGTTCTTTCATTCTTTGCAAACACTACGACTCTTTCTGCTTATGCTGGTGATACAGCTGCAGTCGTTGCATCAAACGTAGTTGTTAGAAACTCCGAAGAATTCGAAAACAAAGGTGCAGCGAATGCAACATTTACAGGAACAGAGTTTGTAGCTCGTTATCCTGGTGCACTCGGTAACTCTCTGAAAGTTTCAATGTGCGACAGTGATAGACAATACGCTGAAACTATCACTTTCGAAACCAATACTTCTTACGGTTCAACAACTGCAAACGCATATGCTCTTGCAGATCTTACATCAGCGAATGTATCGATTTCAGTCGGCAGCAATACTGCTAACGTTGTCTTCGTATGGTCTAACGACGATTTCGCAGATCGCGTAGCATCTGCTGTGACAGCACGAACAGTTGGATCCAATGGCGTATCAGCTAACTTTATCTCTCTTGCAACCGCAAATACACTCTTTACGAATGGCGATGCAGTATGGTATGCAAAGGGCTCTTCTTCGACCGCGAATAGCATTCAAGGTTTATCAGAAGGTACATCGTACTTCATTACTGGAGCGAATACAACCGGCTTTACTCTCTCGTTAACATCTGGTGGAGCAAACGTTGCCATCTCGAATGGCGCAGCCAACTCGGTTGTTTATTTTACAAAACAATCAGCGACTGACCTCGGTCTTACTCTTGCACAAGCTCGTCTTGCAGTGACCGCACTCAAAGATAAGATCACTGTCGGCGATTATATCGAAGTTGGTAATACTTCTATCGGTAAGCAAAACATGAAGGTCACTTCAGAAGGCGCACAAGCCGATGACGGTACGAACATCTTCTTCAATATCGGTTTCGATACCACATGGAACAAGTCAACTAACTTCAGCGGTACTTCATTGAAGCGTCAATGGGAATACTTCAACGTTGTCGAGTCTGCTCCTGGTGTATCTTCATCGATGACAAACGCAGGTCGCACTGTTACTGACGAAGTTTCAGTTGTTGTAGTTGACGAAGACGGTCTGATCAGCGGAACACCTGGTCAAGTTCTTGAAATCTACCAAAACCTTTCACGTGCAACAGATGCCAAGAAAGATGACGGTACGACTAACTACTATAAGACTGCAATCAACGACTTCTCACGTTGGATTTGGGCTACAAACGATCGTGATGGTGCAGCTTCTAATACTCTGTCAAACGTTGCTAATTCTACTAACACGACAACTTACACACGTTCGTTCGTTCGTGGTACAGACGGCGCTAACGAAAGCACAGTGTCGATGGCAGCTCTTGGTTCTGCATACGATCTCTTTGCAGATGCAAGCACAGTCGATGTTTCTCTTATTCTTCAAGGTAAGGCAATCGGAACTAACGACGTTCAGCTAGCCAACTATCTGATCGATAACATTGCAGAAGTTCGTAAGGATTGCGTAGTATTCGTTTCTCCTGCATATTCTGATGTTGTAGGTATTAACGTAGAAAACCAACAAGCACAGAACATCGTAGACTTTAGAAATGCTTTGCGTAATACTTCATATGCATTCCTCGATTCTGGTTACAAGTATCAGTACGATAAGTATGCAGATGTATATCGCTACATTCCACTGAACGGTGATATGGCAGGCATTACTGCACGTAGCGATAGCGTAAGAGATCCTTGGTTCTCACCGGCCGGTTTCACCCGTGGCCAAGTAAAGAACCTTGTAAAGCTTGCTTTCAGCCCAAGCAAATCTGAAAGAGATCTTCTATATAAGAACGATGTCAATCCAGTTGTGACATTCCCAGGCCAAGGCACAGTTCTTTATGGAGACAAAACTCTTCTAGGTCGTACAAGCGCATTCGATCGTATCAACGTACGTCGTCTGTTCATCGTTCTTGAAAAAGCGATCGCTACAGCTTCTAACTCTACATTGTTCGAATTCAATGACGAATTCACAAGATCGCAGTTTAGAAACCTTGTAGAACCTTACCTACGTGACGTTCAAGGACGTCGTGGAATCGTTGATTTCCGCGTGGTTTGTGACGAAACAAACAATACTGCTGAAGTAATCGACAGTAATAGATTTGTTGGAGACATCTACATCAAGCCTGCTAGGTCGATCAACTTCATTCAGCTAAACTTCGTCGCCGTAAGATCTGGTGTCGAGTTCAATGAAATCGCTGGCCAGTTCTAATAAATAAAATAAACCTAGGAGGAAAGTAAATGGCTTTTAATATCAATGAAATGAGAAGCCAACTAACTTACGGCGGTGCAAGACAAAACCTGTTCCAAGTGGATATTTTTAATCCTGCGAACAGTTCTGGAGATGCAAAAACCCGATTCATGTGTCAGGCAGCTCAACTGCCTGGCTCTGACCTCGGTGTCATTCCAGTATTTTACTTCGGTCGTCAAATGAAGTTAGCTGGTGATAGAACATTCGCCGAATGGACAGTTACGATTATCAACGATGAAGACTTCCTGATTCGTAACGCCATGGAAGAATGGTCGAATGCTATCAATCGTCTACAACGTAACGTAAGAGAAATCAATCGTTATAAGTCACAGGCAACAGTTACTCAATTTGCTAAGGATGGATCGAAGCTTCGTTCATACGATTTCAACGGTATCTTCCCAAGCAACATCAGCCCAATCGAACTCGATTGGTCTACAACCGATCAGATCGAACTGTTCCAAGTTACATTCCAGTACGACTATTGGAATGTTGGAGACAGTGTCACAGGCGACGCCGGCGGTGATTAATAAGTAAAGGGTAATCATTCCCTTTACTTTTTCGTTATTTAAATTGGAGAACCCATGGCCGAGTTATTTGGTTTTGAAATTAAAAGAAAGCAAGAAGAAAAAGAGCTTCCATCATTTGCCCCAAAACAGGACGATGATGGAGCTCTTGTTCTTGCCGAAGGTGGAGCTTATGGCCAGTATGTTGATATGGAAGGTGCCATTCGCACCGAGTCAGAGCTCGTCTCGAAGTATAGAGAGATGGCTCAGCATCCAGACATCGAACTTGCTGTCGATGATATTATCAACGAAGCTGTTGTTATTGATCCAAAGAAAGAAGTCGTATCTTTAAATCTTGACGACTTAAAGCAACCAGACAAAGTCAAGAAACTTATCCTCGATGAGTTTGATAAAGTGCTCGAGCTGCTCGAGTTTAATCAGCACGCCTATGAAATTTTCCGCAAGTGGTATGTCGATGGTAGAATATTCTATCACTTAATGATTGACGAGAAGGCTCCTCGCGAAGGCATTCAAGAACTACGCTACGTAGATCCTCGCAAGCTTCGTAAAGTCAAAACTTACAAGAAAAGAAAAGCTGCCAAGGATTCGAACGTCATTATTCCTGCGACGGGCGAAGAGTTCTATATCTACAATGAGAATGGTTTCGGTAAAGTACCAACTCAGCCTAACTATCAAGATCCTACTACACAAGGCATTAAGATAGCAGTCGATTCCATTATCAACGTATCTTCTGGCCTTGTCAACGTCAAAGGTGACATGGTTCTTGGTTATCTACAGAAGGCAATTAAGCCACTCAACCAGTTAAAGGCGATGGAAGACTCATTGGTCATCTATCGTATCTCTCGTGCACCTGAACGTCGTATCTTCTACATCGACGTTGGTAACCTACCTAAAATGAAAGCTGAGCAATATCTTCGTGATGTGATGACTCGCTTTAAGAATAAGGTAGTGTACGATGCAGGAACCGGAGAGATTCGCGACGACCGTAAGCACATGACAATGCTCGAAGATTTCTGGCTACCTCGTCGTGAAGGCGGTAAGGGCACAGAAATCACTACTCTTCCAGGTGGACAAAACCTCGGACAGATCGACGATATCGTTTACTTCCAACGTAAGCTTTATAAAGCTCTGAACGTTCCTATCTCTCGTCTTGATCCTGAACAGGCGTTCAACTTCGGAAGAGCCACGGAAGTGACTCGTGACGAAGTTAAATTTTCTAAATTCATTACTCGCCTTCGCGCACGATTCTCTGATGTTTTCAATAAGATTCTTGAGAAGCAACTGATTCTGAAAGGTATTATTACCTCGGAAGATTGGTCAGAATTTAAATACAACTTTAAATATGAATTCACAGAAGATAATCACTTTGCTGAGCTAAAGAACACAGAGATCCTTCGCGATCGTATCTCGATGCTTCGCGATGTCGATGACTATGCAGGCAAATACTACTCACACGAATGGATCCGCCGCAACGTTCTTTATCAGACTGAAGAAGATATGGAACAGATCGACAAGCAGATCGCCGATGAAATTGATAATCCTCAATATGCTCCACCAGAAATGGGTCCAGACGGACAGCCACTTCCTCCTGGAGATGCAGGCGTGCCGCCTACCGAGGATGATGCTGCTCCTCTGGCGCCTGGAAAACCTAAAGCGAAAGCTACTTCTATTCCAAATGTACCAGATTTGGTAGGAAAATAAATACATTATAAATAGTAAAAGAATTTTGGAGATTTTATATGGATATTGACGAACTAATTGGAGCAGCTGTCGAACAGCAGCCAACTCGCTTTGCTACAGCGTTTGATGATCTCATGGGTCAGAAGATCGTAGCGAGATTAGAAGACGAGCATACCACATATGCTCAACAAATGTTTGCTTCTGACGAACCTGAAGATACCGATGAAGAAGAATTCGAAGATGATTTGGATTTTGACATCGACGACGAAGAGTTCGAAGATGAGTTCGAAGACGAAGAATTTGATATAGAAGATCTCGACCTAGAAGATTTAGATTTAGACACAGAGGAAGAAGACGACGATGGCGAAGACGCTTAAAGATTTCTTAAATGAAAGACAGCTTGGGCCGATGGTCGTCAAGAATCCTGACGAGCAGAAGTTCATTGACAAGCACGTAGTTGCAAAGACTGACGATCGCAACGGCAATGACGATGAACTCTTTAAGGGTTCGAAGGTCAAGATGGCTGATCGCAAGAAAGAAGGTCACGGCTACAATCCTGGCGAAGACGAAGAAGTATATGAAGCTCTGAAGGGTGATCAGCACAAGATCGATGCCAACAAGAATGGCAAGGTTGACGCGCATGACTTCCACCTCCTTCGTAAGAAGAAAAAGGTTGCTGAAGAAGCTGAAGAGCTAGAAGAGCTTAGCGAACCTACTGTACGCACTTATTATAATAAGGCCGGCGAACAAGGCAAAAAGATTGCCGATAAAATGAAGATGGGCGGCGGAGATTGGTCAAAAGACGGATCAGATACTAAGACTCTGAAGAAGCGTGCAGCTGGTCGTACGATGGCTTTGAAGCGCCGTAGTGGCGAAATGAAGATGTCTGAAGAAGCTGAGCAGATCGATGAGATCTCGGCTGAAAAGAAAGATGCATACGCACAAAAAGCTGGTAAGCAACTTGGCGGTTTGTTTGCAAAAAGCAATAGTGCTGATGGAGCTCGCAAGTACTACAATCGTAAGAATGCTGTTCGTAAGATTGCCAACGAAGAAGCCGAGCAAGTCGATGAAAAACTCGACATGAAGAAAGCTTCGATGGGAACCGTAGTCAAGGATTTCCAAAAGTCTGATGCTCCTCAGTTCCAAGGCAAGTCACAGAAGAAGCGCCAAGTCATGGCGATCGCCGCTAAGCTTTCAGCAGAGCGTGGTGGCAAACCACTTCGCAAAGAAGAGCGTCTACTTGCCAAGCTTGCTGACATTTCTGAAACACACAAGAGAACGATGGTATCGGTCTTTGAAAAACTCAACGAAGATAACCAACGTGAGTTCATGCTAGCATGCGATACAGCAGAAGGCATCGAGCAAATGTTGGACTTCTCTATTCAACACAGAGGTGAATAATGGCCGTAACAGTTTCAAATAGAAAAAATGCCTCGTTCGTTCTTCACGTCTCTGCTGCGAATTCAGGCAACGTAGTTGTCTCTGGCAACAGCACGACGACTAACGTTGCCGGAACATCTACATGCATTGCTACCGGTGACGAAGTTATCTCAGG